GCTATATCAACTCCAAGATTTTTCATTTTTGCAGCTGCACCAGCTAATTGTTCTTGTACTTCTTGAGATTGATCTGTAAAACCTGACATGCTGGTAAAAAGACCCATCATTGCTTCATTCATTTGCTGAAAACCGACGCCAAATTGGCTCATTCCATAACCAAAGCCTAAACTTCTTTGAGCAATTTGACCAGTTGTAGCAGCAAATTGCTGATTTCCTTTTGCCACTACGTCTATTAATTTAATAGATTCAGCAACGGTTCTTTCAACGATTGCCATAAAACCAGCAGCAGGACCAGACATAAAAGCAGTTAGAATTTCTCCTAAGCCAGTAGTTGCTCCAATTTGTTTAATCGTTTGATTAAAGGAGTTTTCTACTAAATTACCAAATCTTCTCTCTATTGCTACAGCTTGTTCGGCTAATTCGTTTCTTAACTTATTAGCTTCATTAAATCTTTGTAATTCTATTTGTCCCTCTCTTATAAAAGAAACACCGAATTCCATAGTTTCCGTAAGATCATCAACTATTTTTTTTTGATCTGTATAAGCTTGTGTACCTATTTGTAATTTTTCTAATTTTTCTCTTTCTTTTACTAAATTATCATTTACTAAATTTAATTCATTTTTTAAAAGCTCTAATCGCGTTTCTCTTTCCTGTCTTTGTAAACGTAAAAGTTCTAAATCTCTTTCAGCTGTTTGTTGTTGAGATTCTAAAAGAATTTTTCTTTTTTCTAAAGCCTGTAATTCTGCTTCAGCAGAATTAACATTTCTTTGGGATTGAACCGTAATATCATTTGTTAATCTTAAAATAGCTTCTAATTTATCTACAACTGCTTGCATATCGGCAGGATTTGGCATTGGATTAGGAACGGGAGGAATATTTCCTCCACCAGAACCACCTTGATTTCCACCTTGTCCATTGGCCATAATTTAAAACCTCAAAGTTATATCTTAATTAGAACATAAATAAAAAAACGACAAGGATAAAAACCCCTGTCGTTTTAATTACTTACCTGCACGTTTTACAGCGTCACTTTCCGCTTTTAATTGATCTATCAATTTTTTAACAAACCATTGTCTTAAAGCTATTGGCAAATTGTAACTTTCAAAGATTGAAAATCCGCCATAATATTTAAGATAAAAGAATGTTTCATAACTATTTTCTTGGTATTCGTTACTTAAACCAAAAAAAGTCTGCGGTCAATGGCACCTCCATTTCTGTTGAGAAATCGCAAGACTTGCAGTTAAAAGTATGACGCATATCAACACCCTTAACTACTTGTGAATAAACTTTACGTAAAAATCTAGAATCAGCAGCAGGAAGAACAGTTAATGCTTTTTCAAGCATATCACGCTGTTCAACTTGTTGAACTGATACAACGGTTGCTTTTAATTGTTCTAATAATAAAGCATCGCCACCTTCTTTTTTCTTATCGGCTGATTTAGAAAGATTCTTTTCGTCATAACCATTTAATACTCTACATACAACAACCCATTTAGTAGATGGCAATATTAAAGAAAATGTTCCATTATCATTTAATAATACTTCTGATGATTCTTCTTGTTCATCAGTTGGCTCTAACTTTTCTAATAAGTTAAAACTTGCTTTATGTTTTTCACCGCAATCTGGACAAGTAACGGTAGTCGCATAATCAGCACCATAAGCAGATATACGAGCAGCAATTATAATTGCACTACGATCTTCAATTGTTAATGTATCTGGATTTATATTTTTATCTACTACTAGAGATTGAATTAGCCTATCTAATGCCACCCCCTTTTTTAATAGGCTTCGTGAAGTAAGAATATCTTCTTCTTTTGCAGTCATCTGTTTAATTTCAATAACATCTTTACCGTATAAAGGGTGGTGTTGAGGATAAAATTTACCTTTTGATGGTAAAGTAACAAATTCTGTTGGAGTTACGAAATTAAGCTGTGCTGTATTCAAATTTGGTGATTGTGCTACTTGTTGCATTTGCTGTACTAATTGTTGTGGTGCAGGAACAGCGTCTTGACGTTGCATTGGAGCACCCAAACGTTCTTCATTGTTACGCATTTAAAACCTACTCTTTCTTGGTAAAAATACTTCTAATATTTTAACATTAAATATATTTTATTTTAATATTAATCTTCTTTCTTTTTTTCTAATAAATTCTCAACTGTTTTAATTTCTTCTTTTATGGTTTTTAATGGATATTTATATTTTTCGTCAACCGCTTCTCCATTTCTTCCTGCTTTAGACATTTCAGAATATTTTTCTTTTAATAATTTATTTTGTAAATCTTTTTGTCCTTTTAAATACGCTTCTAAATCTTCTGCGGTAGATTTTTCTCTGTCGGAAAGCCAGCTGTTATAGCCTGCTGAATTGGAAGAACGTGTATCAAAGAAATATTCTGATTCAAAGGTTTGTTCATAAGTATTAGATGGCTTTTTTTGTTGGCTTTGAGCGCTAGAAGCATCATCAAAATTTACTGTTTTAGGAGCAGAAGACCCTATAAAATCATCTGCATAAACATCTGTGGCACTGGATGATTTTATTTTACCAATAGATACCGATTCGGCTTCTTTGCCTTTTGGACCAGTATCGGTTATATCTTCGTTAGGAGCTACTACTACGTCTTTAAACGCATCAGTCGCATTAATTCCAGTATCTATATCACCAAGAAGATTAGGGGTATTACTTTTTTTCTCATCGGCGCGCATTTGCTCCCATTCTTCTTCGTTAGGAGTAGCGGGACCATATTCTACTTCATCTTTAGGTTGTTGCGTTGTCTCAACATCTTCTTGAGTCATAGAAACATAATCTTCTCTTGTTAAAGAAGTACCAGCGTATAAGTCATAACCAGATTCTTCAGCGATAGATTGATTTTCTACTGCTTGTTCACTAGAATTATTGCCAGAAATTGTATCACTGTAATCACTTTCTGTTTCGGGAACAGGAGTTTCATTATCTTCTGTAGCAGTTTCACCAGAAAAAGAACTTTCTTCTTCTGCTGGAATTTGTTGCATAGAGGATAAAGTCTCATTTGCTTTTATTGTTCCTAAGTCGTCATTCGCAATTTCTTCTTCGGCGTATAATCTAGCAGATTCATCTTGCATTTCTTTTCTAGTTTCTTCTTGTTCGGTTTTATCATTTTCGGATTGCTCTGCAAGTCCAAATAGAGTACCTAACTTACTCATCGATTCTTCATATTTTGCTTGTCGTTCTTGTTCAGCTGCTTTTTTGGCAGCATCCGCAGCTTCTAAATCTTTTCTTTGTGCCTCTGCTTCGGATGACATCATTTCATCAACATCAAAATCAGAGCCAGCAGAGGTAGTTTGTTCCGCTTGCAAATCAGATGTTAAATTATACTCTACTCTATCTGCTCTTTGATCTTCAGCATTTCTTGCCTGTAAAATATTAGAGGCAAGATTATCTTTATTAGAAGCTGCATCTTTAGCATCTTGTTGAGCTGTTAATTCTTTCCATTTAGCTTCTTTTTCTCTTTTTTCTGCTTCAGCAAGAATGGCCGCTTCTTGTTCTTTTCTTCTTTCTTCTTCGGCGGCGCTAATAGCTGCTTCTCGTTCTAATCTTTCTTTAGTAAACTGTTCATCTCTTATTTGTTTTTCTGTAGAGATGGGATTACCTTTAGTATCAGTTATAGTATCCGAAAATACCATTCCAGCATCGCCATCCGTTTTATCTGAAAATTCGTTATATTCGCCAGATAAGTTTCTTGACGATGCTCTATTATCTGCTCTAGAAATTTTAATTAATCTATTTAAATCATTAGCATCTTTAGCAGTAACTAATTTTATTGCTTTATCAAATCTATCAGGTGGAATTCTGTCATATTCTTTATCTGGTATAACTGGTGACGTAACAACTACTGGATTTTTTTTATTAACATACCAATTTGGATCTTTTGGATAATAAAACTTTAATGGTTTTAAATCACCGCCTTGTGTTGTATCTTTGCCGCCCGCGCCGTAAACTACCTTTGCTTTTACGTTACCCATATCAATTTCGTTAGAGGTACCGCTTGAATTATCTGTATTAAGACCAGATTTTGATAACTTACTTGTAGCATTTAAATCGGCATGATCATAATTTATAGTACATTCTATGTTTACTATATCTTCATTTTCATAATTTAAAGATCCAAAATTAACTGATGTAATGATAGCATTATATAAAGACCAAATTTCTATAGATTTACCTTCTGCGTCTACTTGTAAAATATTCAGCGTTCCTTTTTCAAGGGCGTCGTGCATTGAATATTTTGACAAAGCGCCATATAAAAAAGAGCCGGGATTAGAATAACCGCCTTTTTTAGTAGCAGCATAAATCAAAGAACTCGCGTTTTTATTATAGTTAGAATTATCACGAATGGAAGCAAATTTAATTGTAATTGGCTTCCATTTTAATATTCCGGGTAAACGTATGTAATGATTTAAAAGTTTGTGTTCTGTAATATTTACTTCATATTCTGGTTTTTTACACTCTTTTAAAGCAAATTTAATATTTTTTAATTCACCAGTAAATTCTACATACCAACGGTGTGAACGTAATGGTTCAGGAGTATTTTGATCATTCCAAAAAGCCATTTGTCCTCATCAATATTAAGGTGTTGGTGCGCCGCCAGAACGATTGCCGTTTAATGATGCCCAATCATATTTAATAGTGCATTGAATTTCAACAATTTCTTCATTTGAATAATCTAAGTCGCCATATTTAATATCTGTGAAAAACGGTTTAAATAATTTCCATTCTTCAATATTATCACCATTTGGATTTACTTGAGTAATAGTAACAGAACCAATAGAAGCATTAAACTTTGTTTTTCCTATTGTTTCATATTCATCAGGTGTGGTTGGTACTTTATAGCCAGCGCGGGAAGTAATGATATCTAATAACTGTGTAGCGTCTGGCTGAGATATAGAAGCAAAAGAAATGGTAACATCTTGCCACTCTAAACGACCGGGAAAATTAAAAAAGTGATTTAAGTATTTATGTTGTACTGAACCGATTTTTGCCGATGGTTTAGAAACCTTTTTAACGGCATATCTTATTTGATTCAAGATATTGTTATTGCTATCAAATGTTACATACCATCTATGTTGTCTCTTTGGTTCAACATCCATATTGCTCCAAAATGCCATTTTTTTATTCTCCTAAGTTCTCTTATAAATAGTTCCTAATTTATTTTTAATCGTTGAATGATGCGCCAGTATTTGTAATTACGAAATCAATTGCAATAAATTCAATTGCACGGGCTGGTTTCAAGAAAATCTTAGCATATACAATGTTACGATCTATTAAATCAGGAGTAGTAGTTGTAGAATCTAATACTACTTTATATTCTGTTAAACCAAATCTTGATTGTACGCTTCCAAGGAATGGATCGACCAAATTGGTGAAACGCTTCCAAGTTACTTCAACGTTTGGATCAAACAATACAGTAGTTGCAAAGCGGCTAATTTCTTTCTTAACATAAATCATTAAACGACGAACGTTAATACGATCAAGAGCGCTTGGTGTTACTTGTAAAGTCTTTTGACCAAAGATTACTATACCTTCTGATGGGAAGGTAGCGATTGGGTTAATATTTGATTCATATAGAGCATCACGGTCTTTAGAAGAAAGACGTAATGAAGTTTGAATAACTGGCAAACCTGCTGCTCCATCACTCAATCCACCGCGATTAAATCCAGCTGGGGCGAACCATAATTCTGTTCTACGTTGTGAGCTGGAGAAAGTACCTAATGCTGCTACAGAGGGTGGAACCCATACTGTATTATTGTTTAAAGTATCACGGATTAATACCCAAGGGAAGTAAGCACAACCATAACTTGTGTTCAAGGCGCGATTTCTTAAATTAAGAATTGCATTGTCCACGTTTGGTTTGCGTTGTGCAATTGTTGTATCAGCAGACGGTTTACCTTCTTCGGGTACATAATCACCTTTCAAATCAATTACGGCGAGTGAATCACCACGTTGTTCACATTTTTCAATCAATAATGATGTTAAGCTTTCATTTTCTACGCCGGGAACAGCCGCTAAATTCATTTCAACTACTTCTGGATCTGCAATGCTTTCAATTGCTACTTTAATGCTATTATATGCATAGCTTGTTGTTTCATCTTTACCATCTAATATTCTTCTGTTAAATGGATCTTTTTCAGTAATATCTAAACCGTTAAAGCCGTTTAATATTGGGAGAGTGAATTTATTAAACTTTGTTAATAATAATGATTGACCGTTACTGCCACTTAATCCTGTAGAAGTTAAAGATCTACCTGCTGCTCTATTTCCCAATGACCATGAGCCGGTTACACCATTTTGAATACTCCAACCAATTGTTGAAGAACCAGTTATAGAACCGCTAACATCATCAAGTGAGAACATGAATTGATATTTTGTTGCTGCATAACCATTAAATTGTGGTCTAACATAATCAACTAAATCTTTATTGGTTTTCTTTGTATTGCTTATGTTAGTTTTTAAACCCCAATATATTGAATTTAATGTTGCAACGTTAGCATCGGCACTTGTTTCTAACAAAGGCATTTGTGGTAAAGCGAAGCTAGCAGTAAATGGGCTAGCGCTTGTTATATTTGTTCCAACAAAGCCAGAAGAAAGAGCATTAGAGCCACTTTCAAAGTTTACTACATTCATTGTATAAACTTTAGGACCATAGAAACCAAATGGTAATAGACCGGGATCTGTTAAACCATTTTCTACATCTGGATTCATTTCTACGCGAATGTACTTAGATTGATTATTATATAAACCATACTCTACGAATGCTTTCTTGGTATAATCCCATTCGCTATATTTATCACCTATTTTTTTAGCAATAAAGTTTTCGGAAGAAGGATCTAAAGTAAGACCACTAAATCTTTCAACGTATTGTGGATTAGAATCTGTATCATCCATTTTACGAATAGAAACAGTAAATGTACCAAATTTAACATATTGATTTGGTGGTTCTTTAATATCTTCAACAGAAATCTTTAAGTTTTGGCTATTCCATTCTCCTTCAGAAAGAGAAATTAATTTAAACAACTTAGTTACAGAATATTCGCCAGTTACAGCATTTGGTGTGAAACTAGAAGATTCTTCTAAGTGTTGAGAAATAATCCAACCTGTTTCTGCATCACGGGCTTCAAGTTGATAATCGCTGAAGCTTAGTGAACCAGTTACTAGTGGTAATAAAATGCCGGCAAAGTTTGGCGTACCAATAGAACCCGCATTTTCTTCAACCCAAGTTTTATATGTTTCACCTAAAAAGTATCCTTCCAATTCAGTAGATTCAATAATGTTTGAATTTGTCATAATTGGATTTGTATTTAAAACATTACGAATATATTTTTTAGAATTTTCATCAAAATTAACACTGGAAGTTACACCGGCAGTTACAATTTTAAATTCTAAATTAGTGCCAGAAGAACGAATCCAAGTGGCAAACTTTCCACCACCAATTGTAGAACCAGACAATTCTTTACCTACTAAGCCAAAAGAAGAAAGAGAATTATCAGAATATATTACTGCTGCCAAAGAAGCAGTAGCATTTAAGTTATAAATATCTGTTGAGCTGCTGACTATTGGTGCTACAAACAAACCATAAGCTTTGTCTGTTTTCCAACCTGCATAACCATTTGGATCAGCGTCGGGATTTTCATAACCTGCTAAACGAATAAATGTTACAGGATTAGAATTTCTTAAATATGCTTGTGCAGCATATGAACCATATGTCGGAGCTGTTTTGTTTCCATCGCGCCAAACATCGCCACCCTTTCCACCCGGTACTGGCTCTCCAAATACTTCAACGAAATCTGAAAAACTTTGAACCTGTACAGGACGCATAGAGGGACCACGTAAAGAACGACCAATAACTACTGGTCCCATTTGAGCAGGTACTCTAGGAAGTAATGAATTATCTATTTCATTAACGAATACGCCGGGGGATACAAATCTAAACTTGGAAACTGACATTATCTGATTCTCCTTTGGGAGTTAAAACTTAGAATTTTTAGTCATTTTGACTTAATATAAATAGTAGTTCTATTTTTGAAAATACTATAATTATTTCTTTTATTTAGCATTAAACACACTTTCGCGTGCCTTAATACACTTTGCAACAATTTCAAATTTATAATCTACTTGACCAAATAAATTTTTTGTTTCTGCAATGGTAACAATTTCATAAAACGTATCGCCATAAGCTATGAAATCGCCTTCACGAACATATAAATCTTGGTCTTCCGTTAATCGCCTACGATGAAATTTAACAGTAACATTAGTTACACGATCAATACCAAAAACTTTTGTTTCTGTTTTGCTTCCTTCCCATTCAACCATTGCTTGAACTTTAATAGGAGAAAGAAAAGTTTTTTGAACTGCTTCGCCATATATTGGATGGTAATTTGTATGTTCACGACTCATTGGATAATAGGTTACCGTTTGTCCAATAACACGTTCAATAATTTCATCATTTATTTGCTTAACAAGATTACGCTCTTTTTCACCAAGAAATAATGGCGGTGGTGGCGCATCAGGTTGTTTAGCGATATTTTCTGCTAAACTATCTTTTGTTTTCTTTTTACGTGCCATTTATATTATCCTACGAAAATTAGGTTAGGAACAAATTGCTGTGTTTTAGAAGTATCTTCCATTATCTTAGCGCTATCTTCGCCAACTTTAGTGTATGTCATTTCTGCTAATTGAGTTTTTAACTCTTCACGAAGTTTGTCTTTTTCTTCTTTTCCTTCACTGATTAACTTATCGCCATTTAATGTAACACTATCGCCGGGAATAGGAATTTTATCAAACTTACTACGAATGTGACCCAACATTTCTTTAGCAGTTGCTAAGGCATAACGACGAATCCATTGTTTACCAATACTATTTATTTTATTATATGGTAAATTTTGAAATGGAAGTGAATTCATATTATTTACACCACCAACTGATGTGGAAGGATTATTTGTGCTACCAGAAAGAGTTGTTTGTTCCCAAGCATTTGAAGAAACAGTAAAATCAAACCAAAACTTTAATGGTGAAGAGGAGTTTGGAACTGGAAATAATCTTAAAATGTTATTACGAAGTTGATAAGACCAGTGACTAACACGGGTTTTAATAGCATCTTCATAGGCCATTGCTTGTAATTTATTTTGCCAAGCTGGAATAATTTCAAACGTACTGTCATCAGCATATTGACCATAAGTTGACATATTGCCTACTACGTTAAGGCCACCAAAATAGCCATAAAAGTTCCAAGATGCAGCAGCAGTCTTATAATAAACTTTCATTATGTTTATTCTTTTACCGTCTACATTCCAGCCATATGTGGCAGCAGAAGAAGAAACTATATTTTGTAAATCATAATCTTGAGTTCCAGCAACAATATCAAAAGAAGCTGAATATACTGGTTCATCGCCATTTATACCAACCATATTATTAACCGCTAATGAAACGTTTTTAGCATATGTAAATTGCATTTTTGGAAATGCTAAAGAGGCATTTGCTAAATCTTGTGCATTAGCGCCTGTTAATTGACCGTCGCTATTAAAAGAACCTGTTTCTTGCCCAAGCATAAATGGTAATGCATTTTTTGCTTGATGAATATTAATAATAGAAGAATATTCTAAGCAGGCTTCTTCATAAGCTGCATGGACTTGACTTTCTACTAATTCTATATCTAATACGTCACCACCAAGTTTTTTGTAAGTAAAAGTAACTTGTTCTACAGATCCTGTTTTATAAGCATTTATTTGCTCTTCTGTCCAATATTCTTGTGATACATAAACACCAAAAGGTAATGTAGAATTTGTAACATTAGCAGTATTACCAGTTGGTGGTAATATAACTTTGCTCATTTGTGAAACAGGTGAAAAATTAGGAATCGCCATTATTTATTCCTCGGGAAATAGTATAGTAATTAGTTATTATTATCTTCTTTCTTCACAAATAAAAAACCCCGCTATCTTTCGATAGCGGGGCAGAGATTTTAACCTCTTTTAATTATTAGCCTTCTAAGTCTTCTACTACAACCAAGCCGTACATGTCTGGGCGAACCATAGCCTTACCATAACGTGTTAATACAGCCTTACGTGGTGAGAAGGTATTTGGATCGAAGATGGTTGGTGTAGATTGTAGTGGTACGTATGGAGCATATACATAACCGCTTTCTAAGAAGCTGCCACCTTTACGGCCAACGAGAATTACGTTGCGGAGGAAGTATGGGTGAACAATGATATCCCACTTTTTATTCATATCACCTACCTTTACTGCACCTACGGTACCCTTTTCTGCATCGTTTGTTACAGATGCGCGGAAGCCGCTGGTGAATTCAAGAATGTTAGCTACTTCTGGGGAGCAAACAAGGAAGTTTGCACCACCACGAAGTGTCTTACGGTGAATGAGTGCGGATACATCGTTGATTGTTTCAACGAGTGTTTCGTACCACATTGATACGTTACCAGTGAAGTCTGGAGGAGCAGTATAATTACCTAAGCCGATATCTGCACCGGTCTTACGGTTTACGAACTTACCGGGACGACGGGACCAATACTTAACACCTGCTGTTGCACCTTTTACCAAGTCGTTCAAGATTTCTTGATCAATTTCAAGACCGATTTGTTCAGAAAGAATGCTGGTTAATTCTACTTCTGCATCCAAGTTGTGATAAGCATTCAAGTCTTGACCTAATTCTGGGGTCCAAGCTGCCTTGAGCTTACGGGTACGGGCAGTGATAGAGAAGCTGTCAACCTTTAATTCTACTTCTGGAATTTCAGAAGAGTTTTCAAATGTCCAAGGAGATTGACCCTTAAGAGCGCCAAGAGCATTATCACCTACGTTTTGCAAATTATCCTTGATTGGATAAGAAACGCCCAAGTGTGTTGCGCCAGCTAAAATAGTTGCTTTTGCAGAGCTGCCAGTTGTTAATACAACTACGCTTAATGTACCACTAGCAACAGTTGACAAACGACGAATTACCTTTGCGCCTGCCAATGCAGAACCCATTGATAAATCACCAGCACCTGCACCAGCAGAAGCCGTTAATGCAACTAATGATGTTGCAAATACGTCTTTTTCTGCCAATAAGCCAGTTTGTGTAACAGGAATTGTAATTACTGCGCCTGATACATAAGTGCCTGCACCAACTTCAGCCAATACGTCTGGATCCCAACGTAATGCTGCCTTGTTAGCATCGGTTAAGTTGGAAAGATCAAATGTAGATACTGTTACGCTTGCTGTAGCAACTGAATCATGATAACGTGAGGTGTTATAACCATTTGTTAAGTTCAAGAAACCTGTTTCAGCATAATCGGTACCTTCTACACGAACGCCACCAGTGATTTCTACGCCCAAACGATCACCGAAGAAAGAAGAACCAGTTTGGAATACGCGATCTGCGCTGTTACCTACTGCTGTGCCGCGCTTGAAATCCATGAAGAATACAAGGCCGCTTGGCAAGCTCATTGGTTGTACGCTTACGAGATCGTTAGCAATTAAACCAGCGAATACGCGACGAACGATAGGAAATGCTACTGCTGCGAAACCTTGTACGTCACCGCTTGACATTGTGTTAGCTTCGCGTAGTAATTCCTTGGCTTGGTTTTCTAATAATACGGCCATTGTTGACTTTTCACGTTCAGTCTTTAATCCTTCCAAAAGACCAGACTTTTCCCACTTGCTTACTACTGCTTGTGTTTCTACTAACATGTTGCGTTCTACTACGCCTTCTGTTAAACGTTCTAATACGTTACTCATTTTTTATATCTCCTTAAGATAGTTATTTTTTAGCTTTAATGCCAGCTAATGCTTTCATACGATCTGCCATTAAATCGTTTAATGAATTTGAGGCAGTCTTTTTTACTGCATATGGCGAAGGCGCTCTATTTAACGTTTCGCGTAGAGATTGAGGAGCTTCTTTTTCTTTAATATTATTCTCTACAGCATTTTGAACCATTTCATAAATTGTCTTTGCCGCTAATACACTATCTGCTTTAGAAATAGATTCGACAATTTGGTTTTTTTGTCGCTCATTCAAGGAGATATTTCCTAACGCCTTATTAGTGTACAAAAGTTTTGCATTAATAAGATTCATTTTTTCAAATTGCTCTTTTAATACAGATAAAGTTTTTACTGTTTCTTTGTATAATGCATTCAATCTTTTATTTTCTTGCATTAAATCTTTCATCTTTTCTAATTCCGCTTCACGTTCTTCGGCTGCTTTATTATCACGGGCGGCTGCTAATTCTACAGCACGTTGTTCACGTTTTTGTGTTTCTGTAGAACCCATATAACCGTCGCTTAAATTACCAACCTTTAAATCAACACGAAGTTCTTCTGCTAATTCTTGTAATTCTTCTTCGGTTAATTCAATTTCTTCTTCCATAGTAGATTGCTTAGGAGTTACACTATTTTCCTTGTTAGCATCAGCTCCCCTAATTTTTTTTGCTTGAGCAATTTGATTATAACCTTGCGCTTCAAGATTGGCTGCGGCGGCTTCATCTTCTTGTAGTTCTTGTTCTCTTAAACCAAAAGAACTCATAACCATATTAGAAAATTGTGGGTCTGAAGCCATTTTAAGGGCAAAATTTACTAAACCTTGCATACCTAATGCTCCTGCAATACCGCCAGCAATAAACGGTGAAGCTTTGGTAAGTGCAACACCAAAAGCAGTTGCTTTTTCTAGTGGTGTTTTTAATAATCCAGCAGCTCTCATGTCTTTTAATAATTCTTGTGATTTATCTGGATTTAACTTTTTGAGTTTATCAATTAGGTTTTTTTCTTTAGAATCAGCAGTTTTTTGACCAGCGGCAACACTTTGCTGTTGCACATCGGGTTGTGTTGGTATTTGAGAAGTAGGTTGTGCTGGCGCTTGTTGTGGTGCTTCATCCATTAAATCCATTTCTTCTAATTCGCCTTCATTTTGTTCGTCACTAACAGTCATTTCTTCTAATTCTTCTTCATGCCACTTTTCTGTTACAGAATTTTTAGATTTAACTTTACTGGTCATTGATGGATTTCCGCCTTTTCCAAGAGCATCACTATCTGGATGTTGTTGTTTAGTGTCATGTGCTTCGCCTAACATTTCATTTAGTGCTGAACGGATTTGATCAAAATTGATAGTGATCATTTCTTCATCGTCACCGGAAAAAGAACCGGGAACTTTTGAAAATGCATCTTTTTGATCAAGCATATCACCAGTTAAATCATTACCGGTTAAAGGATCAGCAGAAGCAGCAGACAAATCAGTAGTATCACTAGCTTGTGTAGTGGCGTCAACATTTAAATCTTGTTGAGTTTTAGAATCTACAGGAGGAGGTGCTGCATTTTGTTGTGCAGGTTGAGCTGTTAAATCCTCTTGTTCTAATAATTTTTGCACTGTTTGATTAAACTCTGCGCTATATTTTTCAATTAGTGCATTTTGTGCATTTTTCATAGCTGCTTCTTTTAAAGCGGCAGCATCAATCATTGCTTGTTGTAACAAATCTGACATTAATGAATCTCCTGTTTGCAGGAAAAAATAGAATTACTTTCTCTTAAATAGTATTAATTGAAACGAAATGACAATTATTGTGCTGTTTCCGCACGTTTAGCTAACTTTTTCTTTTTCTTTTTTGGAGATTCGCTATTAATTTCTGCTTGTAATTCTAAATTAGCTTTTTGGGCATTACGTTTATATTGTTGTTTTCTTTGACGCTCTAAAACACTTGGCTTATCAAATCTTTTTGTATAAGAACAATTATCATATAAATACTGTGTTAAAGATTCCTTACTGCATGCTTTTAAAAAACGATTAATTAATAATTCGTTATTTTCTAATGATGGTTGTAGACCTCTTGGTAATCTTGTTTCTAAATTTACAGGACGCTTACTCATACTTTACTCTTTTTCTTTCTTGCCATTAAGGGCATTTAATGTTTGTTTCCAAACTTGTTTATTTTCACCTAATAATTTGCTAATATCTATACCGGGATCTGATGCAATAACCTCTTTATCTTCTTTTAACGGTTGGCTTCCAGCAAAAGGATCAAAACCGGCAGTACCAATAGAATCTAACATTTTCTTTTTATTTTCTTGTAATTGATTTTGTTTATTAAGAGAAATTTCTTGTAAATTATTTTTTGATTTTGTAGATTGAATATTATTTATTGTCGGCACTTGTGCAGAACTTCTTGCACTTTCGCTTAACATTTTTGAAAAACCTTCTTCTATTAATACTTCCTTTAAACATTCTTTTATTAAAGGCTTGATGATTTGTTTTAATTCTTCTTTTTTCATATACCCTCACAATCAATACATATAATATAATATAAATATTAGATTGTTAATTTTTTTATCCTATGCCATTACTTCCCGATAAGGTGGCGCATGTTAAATTTTCTGCACAATCTGTAAAAGTAGCCATTTATATATCCTTAAAATTACGGTGCAGAAGTACCACCTATAGCACCAAATTCAACCCAATTTGTGCCATCATAAATAAATGAAATATTTCCGCCTTGAGATAAATTTACCGTTGCACCAGCAAGAGCAACCTTAGTTGTAGCACCTCTAGTAAATTTTAAATCACCAGTGCTTGTTGGAACGTTATAAATTATTAGCATATCGCCAGAAACCGCTCCCGGCCAAACTATTTGTGCTATAGCTGTTGATAAAGTTATATTAGAAGTTAAAGTAATTTTATGAAATGGACCCGTTGGAGCAACAGCAGTTGTTGTGTTAGAGATTGTTTGAACGCCAGATTGCGACAATACCAATCTATTACTGAGTAGAGAACCAGTAATACTTATAGCGTTTATAGAATTAATACCAGATATATTTGTCGCTGTTTGCCCAAGAATTAATGCCGTTGTTCCAAGAGTAGAGCCGGTATATGGTAGTGAAACAACGCCAGATGCCGTATTATAATTTACATATTGGCTACCACTTATTTGATTGCGTACATCTGTTGTAAAGTTTGTAATATTAGAAGCTGTTATATTAGTAACTTGCGAACCATTGCCACTAAACGATGCGGTTACGCTAGTTGTGTTGACATTAGCATTAAGAGCGAATTGCCCCGCAGAATAGGTTAAATTAGCACCAGCGGAGAACTGGTTTCTTACATCGCTTGTAAATGTTGGAATCGCGGAACCTGTTGCTACGTAAGATGCGGTTGCAGCATTTGTTGCGTTAGCAGCAGTAACAACGGCAAATGCGCCAGTTACTTGTGCTGGAGTTGTAAAAGCGCCACTCAGTTCGCTTCTTGTTGGCACATTAACTGTTGAAACATTACCATTTGTTATATCAATATTTGTTCCGGCGCTAAATTGGTTTCTTACATCGCTTGTAAAGTTGGTAATATTAGAAGCTGTTATATTAGTAACTTGCGAACCATTGCCACTAAACGATGCGGTTACAGAACTTAAAGAAATATTATTTTTTAATCTAACCTTGTCTGCTGGCGCTCCATTACCTTCAATGTTTCCAGAAGTTTCAACTGTCTCAATAACATAGACAGATGAACTTATGGCTTGGTCTACAATCCCTGCGGCTTCCCATCCAGTTCCATCTGGCGTTGATATCAATATAGAAGAAGTGTTTGGAAGAGGCGATACAAATGGAATGCTGTAATTGGAAAATCCGTCATTAAATGACATTTTATCCCACTCCTGCTGAACCAGACCAATTATTAGGTAATTGCAAAGAGTCAATTCCAGTTAAACCTGCTACTATAGAAACATCTACTGTGTCTGCTCCGTTCCCAACAATAAATATACTAGATACTTTTACATCGGCAGTAAAACTTTCATTTTGTGAAAGTAAAAAATAATTTGTTCCAACAACGCCATTACTGCTAAATCCGACTCTTACTTTTTTATTACTTGCATTAACGTTTTTAACAATGATAAACTTTGTTACTGTTGGAAAACTAATTTTTACAGGTGGGTCGCTTACAACAGGAGCTAAAGAGCTAGTTACGAACGGTATACCGCTTACTTGATAACTACCAACATTACTTAAACCTGCTTTATATTGAAATTCCGACATTTTAGTTTTATCCTTTTACAATATCATTTAATAATCTGTTCAAGCGGTCTGCTTTTGTCCAAATTTTATTTGGATCAATAGTACGCTTTTTATTCTCACTCATCATGAAAGCGCCGGGAGTGCTTGGCTCTTGAACGAAATCAAAACAAATAAGCTGAAAATCATCTTCTACAATTGTTTTGCCGCCTTCTTTTCTTGTACTACCAAGACCACGACTTGAAATACCTAATTTAACTCCACTCTCTACAAGAGAACGTAAAATTTTACCAGATGGAGTATCTAATACTTTTACTTTTCCCATTACTGCATCAGTATCCCACCAAACTTTTAATACCATATGGGAAACATTTTTTAAATTAACTACGGAATCTTCTGGATGGTCTAACTCGCCTAATGCACGACGATCTTCAACAATCTTTATATAATTATTGACTTCCCGTTCTAAAACACGACGACCATAAACACGACCGTTGCCGTTTTCTTTATCAGCGCGTTGCATGACACCAGTTAAAATCAAACCACCGCTTTTGACAAAAGATTTCTCTTGCTCTGTCAATAAATCTTGACAAGTTCCTCCATCACAAAGTTCATACCATTCTCTTAATAATTCTTTTGACATAATTTTCTTTTAAAGGTTAAAGCCCCGAGTATTTCATCGGGGCTAAATTCAGCTACCATTACAGCAACGGCGCACTGGCTGGAGTAAATAACGTCTAATATAGGTGATTTCTTGCTTCATAGGTAAACACCTCCAATCATTTATAAATAGTTACCTAATTTTGTTTTTTCAATTTAATTAATATTCCATCATCATCAACTAAACGACTTAATAAATAAGAAGTACCAGCACTTATGCATCCTGCTGAAAACCAATTAAATTGTGTTGATAATATAAACCAATTAAAAACTCCAACCCACCAACCCATACAAAGACAACATTTAAAAAAATGATAATTCGGCCTTATGGAATCAAAAATCTTTCCATATACTAAAATCATTGTCATACCATAAGAAGCTAATAAAAAAGTTAATAATTGCATTTTATTTTTACTTTTTTATTTTTTGACGCTTCTTCAAAAACACCGGGAGGTTTCATGCTAACAGTTTTTGGACCTGATTTTTCTGATGGCTTAACGGAAGGAGTATAAGATGTAATTGGACCACCTAAATTTCTGTATATTTCTTCTACTCTTTCTCCATTTACAAAATTACCATATATTTCAATAGCATCTGCAATTTTTTTTACTTCTTCTGGAGAAAAAGAACTTCCAAAATCTGCATTTACATATTCAGCAGTAGTGACGTTACTTTTTTTATCTTTATTTCTTCTATAATTTATGCTAGATAATATAGTAGTTAAAGAATGAACAGGTTCCATACTTGATAAATCATGCGTTGATCTTTTAGGAAAATCAGGCATATTAAAAGAAAAAGTTATAATTGGTTTAAAAGTATCAATAAATAATTGATCATCTTTTAAAGGATTTTTTGCTCTTGGATATTTTGTAATAACAGGAAGAGAAGCTTTAACATTTCCTTTGTCATCTACAAACTTTCCTCCTCCAAAACCATCATTGTCAGGAACGTAAACTTCTTCTATTGCTTCTAAAATTAATTTTCTTAAATAATTTTTTAATAATTTCATCTATTTGTTTCCTAATAATTATAACGATAAATACCACGGGTTGGGAAACCGTATTTTGGAATAGAACCTTTGTATGGCTCTTGTGGTACTTCGCCAAGTTCTGTAGAATCTTCTGCGTCTGGTGCAAGTAATTCTCTTTCAATAGCATCAGCATAAGCTTTTTCATATTCAAAAGCTGGACGTTCATCTTCAATAAAATTAGCAAGATTATATACAACAACTTGTAAAGGATCTACGCCTTCTGGTCCTTGTTGTGGATAATTGCCCTGCAAAGAGCCATATACATTGCCAGAAAAAACGCTTTCAGGTAAAATAACACCTTTTTGAACCATGTATTTAAAAAGACGTTCTTGAAGTTTATAAATAGAATCAGTTTGTTCGTCTTTAGGAAGAACTAATACTTTTTGTTTTTGTGGCATTACAATAATATCGATATCTGGATGTTCACGTAACATTAAATCTCCAGAAAGTGTTTTACGGATATCTATTTGTTTTTCTTCGCCCTTTTTATCTTTAATAACAACTTTAATCATTAGTTTCTACCTCATGAACAAACTGTTGAATTTTTAAAAGACTTTCTAACATCTCTTGTGATATATTTTTATTTTGTCTAAATTCTTTTAATACGTCTAAAACTTTTTTAGTTTTATTGTACATAAAATCATCATTTTTTATTTCTGTAAATTCTAATGCTTTATTTACTTTTTCATTTAATTTTTGTATTTCTTCATTTAAATGAATTTTTAATTCTAAACCATCATCGGCAAAAGAATTAATATATTTTGTTAATAAATCTTTTTGTTCAGAAAGTAAATTAGAATATTTCTCATTAAATTTCTTAACGAAGCTGTTATAAACAATGCTATCAATAGGTTTTAATTGTTTATCTTCATTTATTTTTTCAAATTTCGTTAATATTTCTTCTTCAAGTAAAAGTTTTTCTTTAACTGTAGTGGAATTATTAAATATTTGAGAAATAGTAGCTAAATCTTTATAGTATGGAATAAAATTATTATAAATATCCATTCCAAGTTTTTTATTAATTGTATTAATTAATTTGGTTTGTTCGTTAAAGAGATATTGTTTATTAAGGCGATCATATCTATTTTTAACTTCTGTTAAATATTTATCACTTAATTCTTGACTTACTTCTGGAGTTCTTAAATTATTGTAAAGCTTTAATTCTTCAGAAAGGATTGAATTAGGATTAAAATACTCTAATAAAATAGATTTAATAATAGATAATTTATTAATGTCTTTATTTAAGGTCGCTTTTGTGCCTTCTCTAACTAATACTTCATAAAGAAAAGCGGTATTTCTTTTCTTATTATGTTTCATATTACTTATTCTCCGTGTCTTTTTCTTCTTTAAGTAGTTTTTCAGAAAGTGAATTTAATTTATTTTCCATTTCTAACAACATTTTTTCCTCTTTCTCAAATACTTCTTCTGTATTTTCATTGAATATACCTTTTCCTGCTTGAGAGAGACTTTTTGATCCTGCAAATATATTTCTATAAGTAGATTTTACAGATTCTGGTGTATGTTGAGAAGAAATGTGTCTTGTTCTTGCACCTGAACCACGGCCATCATGTGTAACAGGCTTATACCATTTTCCATTAGCACCTTTGGTCATATAAGAACCATCTTCACGACGAGCAGGAGCAGCTAATAACGATGTTTCAGAAGCTTCTGTTCCACCAGCGGTACTTTCTGTGCCTGTTGTTTCCCCTTCACCACCCGGAGTTGGAGTTTCACCACTGGGAGTTGGAGTTTCAGCACCAGCTGGTGCGGCACCTAAATCGGTATTTAACGTAGAACCACCAACTGTACCAGTATCTGTTGCTTCTCCAGCTTCAACAGCCTTTTCAAATTGTTTATCGTAAAACAAATCACGCTGAATACGTGTAAAGTCACTATCGTTAATCTTAAATAGGTTTTCAAATACCCAACGTTTTGAAAAGCCGTTTTCTTTAGCAGCTGCGGCTACTTCTAATTGTGCCTTAAAGTGTTCAATTTCCTGTAATTCGCTAATTTTTGATGGATTATTAAGGCGAAGTCTAAACTTTAATAAATCTTCATTACGATATCCAAGTGTATAAAGATGAATAATGCCAATTTTTTCTAATTCTTCGATTAATACTCTTTGTAATCTTTGAATAGTTCTTGCAAAACGTATATCTTTTTGTGCTAATGTGGTTTTATCTTCTGGAGCGTCTTTTCCACGGGCAAGATATGCTTGTGGGATCTTCAATGCGGAAAATAATTTATCACGAAGATACTGAACGTCATCAATATCACCAGTAAATTCACCGCCTTTTAAAGTATCAATTTTTGTTGCGCTTTGTGTACCACGAACAGGCAAGAAATAATCTTCATCAATACTCATTGGGTTATAACGTAAATCTACACGACCAGTTGTTGGATCAACGATTTGATTACGTTTCATTTGAGTAATAACTTTTTGCATATATTGTTCCATTTCTTGTGGAGCAATATTGCCTACATCAATATAAAATACTCTGCGCTCTGGTGAGCGAACAATACGATAAGCCATCATTGCGTCTTCCATTAACTGTAATTGACGCCAAATACGTCTGGCTGGTTCTAAAATTGAAGTGCCATATGGCATATACTTATCTTGACCGCCAATTCTAAAATGTGCTATCTGCCAATTTTCAAAAGTTAAACCAGCACTGTTCCATTGAAATTGAACATAGTTAGGATTGCTTTCATCTTCTCCTTCTAGACGTTCTACTTCTGGAGAAGGTAAGCCTAGAACGCTTTTAACACCTATTTTTTCATCGATATCTAGATATAAAAAGAAATCGCCAAACTTACACATTGTTCGGCACCAAGAGAAAAGATTGCTTTCGACATTAAGAATATTAAAATATAAATTATGTAATAAGTTTTTTATTTCTTCGTTCTTGCTGTCAATAATAACTACTTGACGATATTGATTGCTAGTAGTCATTTCATCTGCATAAATATCCATAGCAGAAGCTATTTCTGGCATGAATTCCATTTGATCAAAGTCACTATAACGTTCTGCACGGGTTTGATTTGCCATAATATTACTTTGTATGGCTTCAAATGGATTATAACTTTTACGTTTAAAACTCTGACCGCTAGTACTGGTAAACTTATAACGATCTAAATCACGGCGCTTATAACGTATTTGTGATTGAGAACGAAAATTAGCTAATGGACCAGAAAATAATCTTGTTAATCCAACATATAATGGAGATTGACGATTTCTAGGATTCTTTTGTGATGGATCTCCATCATCACGTTTATTATTTAATGGATTGCCGCTTTTAAAACCGTTATTATCATTAGCCATTTATTTAACCCTTTATTATCCAACTAAAATCTTTATATAACTGTTGCGTTTGTTGAACACGTCTATTTTTTTCTTCGTTTTGAAAACCGCGAACTGTAGTATCTAAATAATTACCACTTTTCATAATTGTATTGAGCAATACCTTAGAATACTCTAGATTTCGTTCGTTGTTAATAATAGCTGTATCACGAACCCAACAACCAATAGCCATAGACATTACTAAATCGTCGTTATAACCTTTTTGTGCTTCTGGCCGGCCATTTACCCAAACGAAAGTGTCTAATTCGTTAGCTAATCTTTGAGAATTAATTTTTATACTTTTATTACGAATGAATTCTTCTAACTTAGCAACAATCAATGGACGTGTTTTCATTGTTGTTGTAAAGCCGGGAACAGAATTTGATGAATATTGAGCGCTTGTACTATCAATAAAATCTTGCGTGCCTTTTTGTGAATAATAAACGTTTGGATAACGCATTTCTATTAATTTAGTTATTACTGCAAATCCAACGTTGTTATTTTCTACTACTATCATACAATTACCGTATTCTTTACCAGCATCAAACAATAATCGTGCAAAATTATCAAGGTCTGTTTTGCCTTGATATTCTGCTACTTGTTCCATGTTTTTGATATCAAGTACATGAAATACAGAATAGTCTTTTCCATCACCACGGGCAACGTCAGCAGTTAAAAGATAAGAACCATCCTGCTCAAATTCTTTCCATAAGTGATAATTTCTATCTATCCATGTACGATATTTTGGTTCAATAATATCTTTTTTAACTTTATTAATGTCATCAGCGTGCATTACCGTTTCGCCAGATGCATTGAAATTACATTCAAATTCTTGAGCAATTTGACGCTTGCTCATGTTGCGTGTCATATTATCAAACCATTCTTGTGTATATTCTGGATGTAAATGCCAAGGAAGTTTAGTTGGTTTGAAATTGTTTTGGCCGCTTTCACTGTCTACATAAGTCTTATGAAACCAATTACCAACGCCATTTGGAGTCGAAAGAGCGATACAACGACCACCAGTTGATATAGTAGGTAAAAGACCTGTCCACAAATCATCCATATCTTCAACGTGTCCGGCTTCGTCGAGAATTAATAACGATAGTGCCTGAGAACGGCCAGCATCTTTTGAAGTAGGAACACCGTGAATTTTAGAGCCATTACTTAATTCAAGTTTAGTTTTATTATTAACAGTAACTTCGGCTATTTTTAGCCATGCTGGTACTGAATCTAGCATGTCTTTAACTTTTTCTACAATTTCAATAGCAGTATTTAGTTTTGTTGCCATTACAAGAACATTGCGCTCCTTGTAAAAGAGTAACATCCATGCTACATAACCAGCAACAATTGTAGAAATACCCATTTGACGGGATTTCAATATTATATTGAAGCGGTGATCGTGGAAATCGTTTAATAACTCTTTTTGAAACTTAAAAGTTCTAAAAGGTATTACACCTTTGCTTTGATGAACTATTTTGGCGTAATTATCTAAGAAGTAAGCAGGATTTTTGCCACACTTTATTATTTCGCTTTTAATTTCCTCTTTAGATAAATTATACGCCATGCCATCACCTTTATTTCCTATTTAAGATATGTTTTTGATTGACGGCAATTCATTAACCAACGCTTGGCAATATCGCTATAATTTTCATGTTCTGGTGCTTTGGCTTCAAAATTATTACCATCTATTCCACCAATTTTATATGTTTGTACTGCATTAATATATGATGTTCTGCGATTTGCGCTTTGAACTAAAATGTTAGTATCGCCAAATTCAGTTAAGTCTAGAGATTTTTTAGTTACTTTTTTATATTCTTTTTCAAGAAACTTTTTAATATCCTTCATTGTTTGACGGATATCAGTTTCAAAGTTTTTATCATGCACTTTTGTTAATGGCATTTCACTGTGATATTTAAGAATTAACATATCACCTTGGTATTGAACACCAAAACCATCCATCATTCTGGGGTCATAAATAGAGCATCCTTGTAATAAATCTTCTGTTTCGCGCTTTAAACCAATTTCTGATCCACCGTGATGCTTAGCGTGAAGAGCTTGTGAAATTCCGTTTACTACATCTAGGATACTAGCCATTTATTTATCTCCATTTGGACGCCAACCAGACATCCATCTTTCTTCCCTGTCTTCTATATGTTGAACATAACATTTCTTACAGGTACTGAATTTATTTAAATATACATCATCTTCTTTACTGAAACTATATTGTTTACAAACAGTACAGTCCTTATTGTCATTTTTACTAATTAGTTTCTTTGGTATTAAAATCCCGCCTAAATCCACTTTTTCTCTGGATTGTTCATTAGTTAGCTGCTTTTTCACTGTTTCTTTAGTGTCAGCAACGTACTCTCTTTCTTTTTCTTGATTCCAGAAATACTTTGGATGCATTGTAGCTAGTTCTCCGTATTTTTCTTTTACTGCTTTTTCTAGTGCTGCGATATAGTTAGGATCTTTTTTATTGATTGACATTGGTTATTTTCACCGCTGCATAAAATATTGTTACTGACAAAGCCATTCCTAGTAACATAGAACCAAATAGCTTAACATCATCCCATTTTTTACTATCTTCTAATTGCTGTATTCTTTTATCTTTAATAACTACTATATTATCACTTAATTCTTTACTTATTTTAAGTTCTAAAGCTTGTTGTTCTTTAAGATACTTAATATCTAAATTTAGTTTAGCTATTTCACTATCTTTTTCTATTCTTAGTTTATCTAATTGAAACGTTTTATTAGCAATTACCTTAGATAACCCCTCAGAATCAAAAAGAAAACCGTCATAAGGCGCTTCTTCGCCCTGTTTAACTACAACATAATCGCCATCTTCATATTCATCCTCTGCTATAGCTTCTACTCCAGCTGCAGGTGCTGGAGGTAGGGCATAGGCAATAGGAATCCGCACCGCTAGGAACGCTAGCAGCGTAATAAGTGATACTAAAGATTTTAAATTAGCCATTTTTCTTGCGAGAGCCTTTCTTTTTCTTTTCAGTTACACCAAGTTCTTTCTTTAGCTCTACTTTAAAGCCTTGTGGGTCACGTTTAGCTTCTTCTACTAATCTTCTTTTTTCTTCCTTTGCTTTTGCTACCACTTCTTTTAGTTTTTGTTTCTTATCTTCATCTACTACCTTTATTTCTTCTTGTTTCTTTTCTTCTAGCTTCTTTGTTTCTTTAGCTAATTTTTGTTCTGCTGCTATTTTTGCTTCTTCTTCTTTTTTGTATTGTTCTCGTTGTTGTTCTAAACCATCGCCTACGTATTTTCTAAGTACTAGAAAACTTAAAGCCACTCCAGCAACAAAAAGTCCAATCCAAACTTTAAACTTATTCCAGTATTGTTTTAATTTAATCATTATATTATTCCTTTTTTCCTGCGGATTTCCATTTTACTGCTAAATCTGCCATGCCTTCTATACCTACATAGCCCAAAGTAATAGCTGTCCATTCATCTGGGGTGATTTTAGTTGTCCATAAGAGCACTGTAGCTATTCCCCATACCATTAATTTACGAGAAACAAACTTCTCAGTCACCAAATCAACCAATCCTAGACGTGAACCATCTAATTTTTTACGTTCTACTTCCATTCTTTTATCTAAATCACTTATTTCTTCTTTTACTTCTTCTTTTAGTCCCATATTAGCCATCATTTTTCTCCTATTGATTGACGTATGCAAAACCTTCTTTTCTATCGATAACGATTTGCATATCTACACAGTCTTTTAAGCTATCTAGATGTGAAATCAAGATTACAGTTTTGAAATATCCCTTAATTAGTTCTAAAATTCTTACAAAGCCGTCTAGATTTTCTGCGTCTAGTGCAGTTCCCGGCTCATCCATGATAAAAATATCACCTTTTGGAAGCGTAGTAACATTTAATAAGGCAAGACGAATAGCTGTAGAAGCTAAGGTCTTTTCTGCGCCGCTTCCCATTTCAAGTGGACGTGCATCATATTTAGGATGTTTAATCATAATATCTAATTTATCATCATCGTTCTCAAGATAAATAGAAAACTCAACAACATTTGCCAATATCTTAGCAATTTCCTGATTAATCTCAGGAAGTTTGCTCTTGATGATCTCATAAGATATACCACTAGGATGCATACATGTTAAAAACAAATCATATGCGCTATATTGTTTCCGCAAATCTTGTAATTCAGCTTCTTGCTTACGGAATATATCGATTTTAGCAGAAACAGAACCGTGATTTTTGTAGAGTTCTACAATTTCATGTTCTACGTCTGTTAGTTTTTTTGTATAAAATGCAACATTACGCTTTGCATCTTCACGATCAGCTAAAAGCTTTTCATAATTCTCAATAGCTTCACGATTATCGTTGTAAAGTTTTAGCTTTTCTTCTGCCTCTTCAATCTTTTTATCAAGATTGATAACTGTATTCTTGTTCTTTTCTAATTTTAGCTGACAAGAAGATAGTTTTGTGGTTGTTTCTAGACGCTTCTTCTTGATATCAGAAAGCTTTTTCAAACCATCAGATACTTCGGCATCAAGAACATTAAACTTTTCTTTTGTTTCACGCAAAGTACCACTCATCAATGATTGGTTTTTTACCAAATCATCATAGGATTCTTTTGCAGCAAACGCATCTTTGATGAATTTACATGTTGGGAATTTATCGCCGCATGGAACTTGGTCAAGTAGCTTAATCTTTTTATCAGACGCAGCAATTTCATTTGTAGCAAGACCATAATCTCGTTCCAAAATTCTTACTTGATCGTTAATAAACTTAAGCTGTTGGTCTTTTAACATCAATTCCTTTTCATCAAGATTAGAAAGGAATTCATCAATCTTTAGTGAAAGAGTTTCTAGCTTTGCAATTTCGCTTTCTAGAGAAACATTTTCTTCACCGATTCTCTTTCTATCCGCACGATATGAATTTAATTGACTGTTGATATCGTCCCAATTAAGAACAAGGTTTGGAACGTTAGCAATACTCTTTTGTAACTGACAAAGTGTTTCATTTGCATCCATAACTTTTCCACGTAGTTGTTCTACAAGGCTCTTTTGTTCAGCTAACGTGCTATCAAGAACAGATAATTGTGTTTCAGCGTTAGCAATATCACGCTTGTAATCTACGCCTTCAAGCTTTTTGAGCAAGCCCTTTAATTCTGCGCTTTCATCTTTTGCAAGCTTGAACTTCTTGTCAAAGTTTTCCAAATCAAGGAACTTCGCAAGAATTTCTTTACGCTTGGTTGAGCCTTCAGAAATAAATGAAAGATAACCAAACTGACTAGCCATACTTGTCAAGAAAAAGTCATCAACCGTTCCAAGGAAACGACGAATATTCTTGTCCGTATCATTACGAGCAAGACCATTCAACGATTCATTAGATGAAGTAAATTCTACATCCGTCTTAGCTTCGATTGTTTCGACGCCCTTTAGTTTCTTAATATACTTTTCAGACTTGCGTTCAACGACGTATTCACCATCGTCAATTTCAATCTTGACTTTGCCACGACCTTTTTCTCTGTTTTGGTTGATGACGTTTAGGTTTTTTCTGTTGTTTTTGGCAGTGGTATTAAACAAAGTATAAAGCATGCTGTCAACAATAGAAGATTTGCCAGAATAATTCTTGCCGAAAATACCAACGATTCCTGATAGGTCTCCGAAATTGACACGATTGCCCTCGCCATAATTAAATAGGTTATCCCACTCTAATTCTTTAAGGGACCAGCGAACATTACGATTAATTTCTTCACCTTCTTCAATAGCAGAAGAAAGCTTCTTGTTTAGGTCAACAACTTTGTTTACTACCTCTTCTTCTGCCTTGAAATCTTTTAGATAATCGCGGATAAGACGTTCTTGTACACCAAGGTCACGCAAATTATCTGCATGACCAATACTATTAATTTCATCTTGTGATGCCTTTGAGATAACCGCTTTGTTAACGAAGGTTACACTCTCAGGCTGGAAACGGCTTTTAACGACCTCTGTGGCCTTTTTAACCTTTTCTAGCGTTACGTTCTTGTCAGCAACGATGCGAACTCTTGCACCTTTCTTAACGTCAATCTCGGGCAATACGCCGTTTTCATCCAATGTCAAAGTGACAAATGGACGAGGATTTGGAATGGCATAGTGCTTGCAGCTGAAGCTTTCCTTGCTTTGGATATCCCAAATTAGGAAACCCTTATCGTCTGTTTCGCCAAAGTTTTGCTGAACGGTAGAGCCGCAATATCTAACTTTTCCTTCTGTATCAAGGATTTGATTAGACATATGTATGTCGCCACAAAATGCATAATCATGACCGTCAAATATATTTACGTCAAATTCACCGTGTTCCATGACGTAGCCAATATCCGTTTTTACTCCTGCAACAGAACCGTGAAAAAGAGCGATATTGATTTTTTCTGGATTAGATGGTTTAGACCAATTTTGTTGGTCAAGCAAGCTAAAAGCATTTAGCGTAAAATCGTCACTAATAGCCATTTCTCCGCTATCTTTTAGATAGAAGATATTATTGTGATTTATTGCTTGAATAATTGGAGTAATAGAATCCATTCTTGAATTATTTTTTAAGTTGGTGTCGTGGTTGCCGGGAATAATATACAATGGTGCAATTTCTGCCAATGAACGCAAAAAATCTGTAGCCATTGAAATTGCTTCTGGAGTTAATTGAATTTTTGTATGAAAAAGGTCGCCTGTATGAATAACGGCATCAACTTTTTCTTCTTTTAAAATTTTATAAATTTCATCAAAAACAATTCTATAACTATCGTGCTCTTTTAGTAGCTTAATGTGGGTGTCTGACAGATGTGCAAATTTCATTCTTCCTCCAGTAACTACACACTATCACGATACAAAAAGACCGTTAAGTGGTATTCTTAACGGTCATGTTACTACAAGTTTTGTTGTATGTCTACAGATATATTATATAGCAGGCCATATTTCTGGCAAATACGCGGCTGCCTTTTTAAGCGCATCTACGGTATCACGACCAAAATGTTTTTCTACTGTAGGTGCATGATACTTTAAAATCTTATTAATAACACCAGCAGCTCTTAAACAGCTTTTTTCACTTAATGGAACCTCTTGTGATGGAATTTGTCCAGACTTTTCCTCTGTTGAAACTGGTGCAGACATTTCTTTTGTCAATTCTTCCATAATCAACTTCTTTAAATATTGCTTTGTAACTTTCATAACTTTCTCCTTTTTAAAAAACTACAAAATTATAGTAAATGGTATTTTTTTTTGCCAATAAGACAAAAAAATTAGCGTATATCTGTATTATTAATATCAGTTGCTACATAATTCATGCATTTACAATCTACGTATGCACAACCATAATAATACATGCTTGTAAATTTATCAAACCATTTTACTTGGTGATATGTGCTGCTATGTTTGCATGCACCGCCGCATCTTTTACCTTCGCTTTTTCCACCGATTTCTGGTCTTTCGCTCATGTTAGTGTACCCAATTTTTCTTTTTATCCCGAGTATCTTCTTGATCTTGTGGAGAAATAGGTTGTGGTTTTCTATTATATGTAGAAGGGGCATCTGTTTTATAAGGGCTTCTGAAGTCGTCTATTTCGCTTCTAGTTGGATTTTTAGATTTATATGATGGAGACATTAAATCTTCATCGCCCAATAAATCAATATCTACTACGTTATTTAATAATTGTGCAACATGAACATATAAATCTTTATCTATTTTTCCACGTAGATAAGAAAAAACCTCACCTGTATTACGTCCTGTTAAAGCTTCTATTTGTTTTATAAAATTTTCTTTTGTGTCATGATCTGGATTTGTAGCTCTAGAGTTATCTCTTATGTCTATAAAGAGTTTAATGGCATCCGTTGTCCAAGAAGGTTCATCTTCATAAAGAACTCGTTTAATTTCTTCTTTTATAATCTTGGATAGGAAAGATTTGTTTATCTTCATGGTCTTTTTTTTTGCCTTTTGAAATCATTTGTTCTGCTAATTTTATAACACTTTCTTTTTCTTCTTTTGACAAATCGTTACGCATTGCTAGCATTAATTTTAATAATGCCATTATTGTTTTTGGATTGTGCTTTTTGTCATTAGACATTTTTTATAAAAAATAATATTACTTGTTCTTGTTCATCAGGCATGTTTTCAATATCAAACATTTCAATATAATAAATAGTAAGCTTTAATTTGTTAGAAACATAATTATCGCCTTTTTGTATAAAATAATTATGAAACGAGCGCATTTTATTTAAAATATGATCTTTATAGTTGATATCTTTTAAATTATTATAAATAAATTGTTTTACATCTGAATCATATGTATCAGGAATAGCATAAACACTTGTAGAAAATAAAATTACTAGCGAAAAAAGTAAATTTCTCATTTTATAGACTCATTATCTTTCTAAGCAACATATAGTCGCCATTTTTCATAGGCACAGCAGCTTTTTTACGCTCTAAAAACTCTTCATGTGTTATATCACCAACATCTTTTCCTACTGGGATATCTATTTTATAGACCTCTGCATCATACGTCAACAATGTATTGATTAGTTTATCTGCTTTTTTCTCTGCATCGGGATCAAGAGCAATAAAAATACGCGGATCATTGCGAATTAACTCACGAAATAGTCGTGATCCTTCTCTTAGCGTTGAACCAAGAATAGGAATAGCATTTTTTGCCTTAATAGCATCAAAAACACCTTCAACGATTGTAATATCAGATGACCAATCAACATAAAGTTCATTAAAAATGATATCTTTTGGAGTTGGAGGATTTAAATAACGCTTCCAATCGTTTTCATATGTTCTGCAAATGAAATAATCTACCTTTCCATCAAGATTAAATGATGGAACGATGATCCTACCAGCATATTCACCAGAAACAGCATAACCAATCTTCCAAAATAGGATATCTTCCTTATTTACACCGCGATCTTTAAGATATCTACGTGCTGGAAGTGAAGAAAGACCTAAATCCCTGTTGCAAAGCGTCTGGAATTCTGGCGGAAGATTGATTGGTTCAATCTTTTCTTCAACATTTCCTTCTGCAAGGAAGATTTTTTCATATTCCGTGATCTCAACGATACCAGAAAGCTCATTCCACGTCTTTTGTTGGACATAGTTACCATACCTTAGCACCAAGCGACGAACAGATTTACCAGAAAAATCACAAATCCAGCATTTAAAGGCATCTTTATCTAAATTAACAGACAATTTCTTCTTGTGATGCTTACATTTTGGACAGAAAAATAGCTTTTCATGACCAGAAGTGTAATAATCACCAAGAATTTGCTTAAGAATCTCTACTTTTTTGGTGTCTGACAAGACAAATACCCCGCTTTGGCAATAACATAGCTATCGGCTCTATCATAAGTGCCTGCTACTGGATTACCTTTAGGAGTATACTTGACTACAAAGCCTTTTTCAAGCTCTAAAACACGCTTTAATACGATTTCTTTTGCGTTTTCACCACGCTCTACCTTAATCCCAAGTGCTTTTCTGGCGGTAGAAGCACCAATATAATCTGGTTGAATCCCAAAAATCTTGTAACAAATCCAACTAACTATACCATTGAACTTTCCTAGTGTCAAAATTACTTTTGCAGAGGATAATCCCGGCCTAAATGCTTGTAAGCTTTGTTCTATAAAGATTTTATCTATTTTATAGTCATTTTTCAGCTGTACCAGCCGCCGTTCAACTGCGTCTGCTTTCATAAAAAAGCTAGTAAATTTCTTGGAATGAGTATCAATCATATCAAAAAGAACAACCGCCCCTGTATCATCAAGGACGGTTATTCCTGTAATCGAAGTTGAAATATCTAAACCAAGAATCATATGTGACTATTATATCACATATTTAGTTGGATCTTCATTTAGTGCGATTAAACGGTATGCATATGGAATATCGGCGCTGTGAATTGCTACTTCAACATATTCACTACCGGGAGAGCCAGTAATATATGTTTCTACAGCTACAACGTCATTCATCCAGTTATCACCACTTTCTAATTTAATCATTACATCAACGGTAATAAAATCTAATGATGAAGTTGAGAAAGCGGAACCGCTAAATTGTGTTAATGGTAGAGCAACTAATTGAATACCACTAACGTCAAAAGTGCCGCTTGTTTGATAACGTAAACGCTTGTATGCATTTTGTGTCTTACTGGAATCTGCGATAGCGGAATCAATTGCGTGGAATGCTTGATCAATACTATACAAATCATAAGGAACGCCATTAATTGTTTGTGAGCTTGTTATTACGGAAAGATTATTAAATGGCGTTTGAGCCGCTACAGAACTTGTTGCAAATCTTCCATTAATACCAGCTACTAATGGAGCATAAGCAGAAGTTGTAGCACTAATAGTGCCGATAACATTTGCTTGACCAACAACAGATAAGCCAGCAGAAGAAGTAAGACCTGCTGCTGTTACTTTGCCGCCAAAAGTGCCTCCATCTGTTACAAATAAACTGCTTGCACTTACTGGAACGGTAATTGCATTTAAGGGAGCACCAAGAACTGTTAAACCATTTCTTGCTGTGACAGCGCCTGATAAATTAGATGGACCCCCTGAGTAAAGTCCATATGATGCGGTTAGATAATCAGCAACAAATGAACCACTAATTGATACGCTACCAGTAAATTGGTGAGTATCGTCTGCGCTATTACCAAACTTTGAAGAACCGCTTTCATATAAAACTGATGCAGTAACATCTATAGAATGATAGGTTTTAACAGTTAATGTACCGTTAATTAATGCGTCACCATCAATATAGAGGCCAGAACCAGTATAAGGAAGAGAAGAACTTACATGACCACCACCAGCAACTGTACCTGAAACATTGAATAATACTGCGTTGCCTGCTGCTCTATCTACTTTAGTAATCTGCTTATTTGTTTGCAGATCAGTTAATACTTTTACTGGTTTAACAGCCATTTATTTAATCTCCTTTTTACAATTTGTAATAAATAGTTTGTTTAAATGCTTCCTGTCTCTTTTACTGCAATAATTCTATAAAAATCTTCATGGGTTACGCTTGGAGCACTAATTTCAACGTTTATTTGATTCGATAATGTTCCCGACATCCTTACGCTTATTAAATCATTAACATATTGTGTGCTACCACTATATTTAACCATTACATCAAGTGATAAATAATCAATATCTAATGCTATAAAATTATTTAATGTAACTATTTTGTCGCCATTAAAATCAAAACTACCTGTTACTATTTCACGCAAATTATTAAAATTTGTAACTAATTGTGCAAATCTATTATCAATTGATGTAAAAACATTATCTACGTTATAAAATGAACCAGAAAGTAAATTTATATTTCCAATATTTGGTAAATTAGATGACGCACTGGTATATAAAGAGCCAGAAACATAAGCGTCATCTTCAACTATCAGAGTAGAATACTCACCAAGCATTATTGATGAATTTACAACTTCAGGATTTAAGTTTACGGCATTAAAACTATAAGCATATGGTAATGAAGGTGCAGATATCAGGGCATATATTTGTTGTTCAACAACGCCAGATAGTTTAAATTCAACAGAGGCTAAATCATTCTTCCAGTTTGATTCGCTAGTTTCTTGAACCAATAAAGTAAAATTAATTTGATTTATTGATTGTGGAGTAAACGCTGGACCACGAATAGAAGATGATAGCGGTAGAGCAATTTCTATAACATCTTTTCCATCAAAAGTCCCAGAGACGGTATATCTAACACGATTATAGGTTTCTTTTGTAATACCAACGCCACGAACACTAGAAGGAACCCAATTAGAGCCACTAAATACTAAATACTCGCCTTCTTGTGCATCAGAAGCCGATACATTACTTAATTGATTAATATTTACATAACTTTTTTCATCAGAAATTGCTAAGTTTTTAGTAGTTAGTGTTCCAGAAATAAAAGAATCAAAAGCTGAAAAATATCCAGATGCCGTTACAGGCAATGAGGAACTGACAGAACCAGTACCTAATGAACCAGAAACTTTAAAAAGAATATTGTTTTCTTTATCAACTTTTAATATCTGCTTTCGCGCAAGTAAATCCGCAATCGCTTTTGCTGGCTTAACTGCCATCTTTTAGTTTCCTTAATCTTCTAAGCCGTATTCTTTCTTTATACTTTTTAAATTCTTCAAGAAATCTGGGCTAATACCATGTAGTTTAATTTTTCTATTTAAAATATCTTTAACCAACAAAAGATCGCGCTTTTGTTTTTTTAATTTTTCTATAACTTTCTCCTTATCTTGGAAACCTTCATTTGCTTCTTCACGAATTTTTTTAAGATTATCGCGGCAAATCATTAACCAGTTAGTTACTTGAATAAATGAAAATTTATATTTCATCTGGCAGTTCCTTTTCTTGTTCTATTAGTTCAATGATTTTATCGTATTTTTCAGCCATTTTATCTATAATTTCTTCAAATTCTTCTTTGCGTTTAAGCAACATAACTTCTTTGCGAAAATCGCCAGTATGTGGTAATATTTCACGCATTATCTTGTCAAAGTCCTTAATAAGATAAGTTATTTTACGTTTCATAGTAATAAATAGTTTTAGATAAAAGAAAGGGATGCAATACTTCTGCACCCCTTCCCAAGTTTAAATTATACTTTATGCTGTCCAGACTTCTATATTACCTATTCCGTTAGTATGACCCGGTTCTGGTGGAGGATTTGTTTGTGGATAACTTACAATCCATAATTTAGCAACTCCGCTACGAGAAGGCACAAAAATTACTATTGGATATGGAGATTGTGGTGTATAATACATTGAGTCATCAAAAGAATATACACTCATGTAATTAATAAAACTCATAGAATCAAAATTACCATATTCATTAAAACCAACTCCCGGCACTGTAGGTTCTCCAAACGCATTTGTTCCCGGTGAAAAATCATTTATATTAGCAGTTGGATTATAGGCTGAGAAGAATCTTAAACTATGAATATAACTATTAATTCTTACATATAAGCCAGTTGGTGTTTCTACGCTTACTGGTGTTAAAGTAGGCTTATAGGTACCATTAGAATTTATTAGTGGAATATATATTCTAGTTGGAGTACCAGAAGCGGAAATATAAGTATCTTTATAGTTTGTATTAAAATCATTTATAGGCGGTACATAATAACCACCTATATTTGTTGGTACAAAAGTCATTTGTTCAGCTGAAGGATTATAATATGCACCGCCTGTCCAGTTTATATCGTAAGCTACAGGGCCTGCTGTATCAACATACACTGTTGAACCGGTACCTACTGGGATGGTTATATCCACCACTCCATCGTGCACGTGCAAGTTAGTGTTAGTGTTATTATTGTTTATATTTCTTGTGTAATCAGTTGGATAACCACCACCTTCAACACCACCTATATTATCACCAGACAAAGTAAGATTTGCTAGATTTGGACCTTGTAACGTAATTACTCTTCCAACGCCTGCGGTATTAATTAAATTGGTAGTTGGGTCGTATGTTAAACTACCAGAATAAATATTTGGTATTATATAGAATGTTATTCCTCCCGTATCAACGGATGAAGAAAAATTATTTAATGTAAATTTTATATTACCGTTATAATCTGGATAACCATAAAATCCTTGACGGCTACTTGGATTATTTAGAGTTGTTTGTAAATTACCTGTTGGATTTAGAATATAGGGAACTAATAAATATAGGTCCGAACCTCCACCTCCTCCACTTCCTCCACCAGAACCACCACCTGCGGATGTGTTGCCGCTATTAATTGGGAATGAGCCGTGATTAACAAGAATTAATCTATAATAATCATTATTTGCCGCTGGAGCATCAATTTCTGCCCATAAACAACTTGCAGAATTAAATAATTGTAATGAAATCAAATCATTTTTATAAATATTGTTGCTTTCTGTATCTGTTAAGACAGAT